ATTTAAAACTGGGAAGCATACCGATTCAAATGGCAACACAAAAGAATGGACGCAAGCCGATCTTGATTTTATAGTCAAAACTTACGATCCTGTCAAGCATGAAGCGCCTATCGTAATTGGTCATCCGGAGAATAACGCGCCGGCTTATGGTTGGATAGAAAAATTAGAAAGAGTGGGCGATATTTTATATGCATATCCAAAACAGGTAGCTAAAGAATTTGTAGAAATGGTCAAGAAAGGAATGTTTAAGAAAAGATCGATATCGCTGTATCCCGACGGCACGCTAAGACACGTTGGATTTTTAGGCGCGGCGCCGCCAGCTGTGAAAGGTTTGCCTGAAGTTGAATTTAAAGAAAAGGAAGCGAGAATATATGAATACGAATTTGAAACGGAAGAAATGATTTTTTCCGATAAGGACTCTGGAAGCTGGGAAGCATCTTCTACATTCTTTAGCGGCGACTCGGAAATAATAAAAAAATACGAAGAAGCTATGACGATAAAAAATGAAATAATTAAAAAAAATGAAGAGCAAATAAGCGAGTTAATGAATAAAATAAAGACGTTGGAAAATAAACTGAAAGAAATAGCTGAAGAGGAAGCGAAGAAAAATTTCTCTGAAAAGATAGAGCGCTTAATAGAAGAAGGGAAGATATTGCCAAAAATGAAAGATAATATTATGAATTTATGGCGGCTATATCATCAGACATATAATTTTTCGGAGAATGGGAATTCGAGTTTTACGGAAAGCTTATTAGAGCTTCTAAAAAGTTATCCTAAAATTATATCTTATGAGGAAGAAGCTAAAAAGACGGAAGAAAACGCGTCAATATCTACGTCATCTTCGTCAATAATAGCAAACGAAATTAGAAAATATATGAGGGGAAAATGAAACTAAACGAAATATCACAAAAGGACGTATTAACGCAAACTTTTGTAAAAAATATGATCGAAAGATCGACAGTATTAGAGTTTGCGGAGTTTTATTCCATAGTGGGCAACGCGGATTATACGCGAAAAGCAAGCTCCGCAAGCGGCGGAAGATTTAGAGAGCTTAATCAAGATTATCCAACAAACGCAGTTAGTCCAGCATACGCAAATCCGACGTTGAAAATATTTGGAGATAAAGTTCAAGTGGATAGAGCTCATGAAAGACGGGGTTTAGATGTAGCAAGCGTAAGAGCAAGAGAATTGGTAAATTTTGCAAAGAGTTTAGGGAAACAGTTCCAGTATTACTTTTTTTTAGGAGATGGGACAAACGGAACAATAGCAGGACTTAAAAATATTATATCCGAATCGGAAACTATAACAGCCGCTACAAATGGCTTGGCGGTTCCGTTAGGCAACGATAATACTTCAAAGACAACGCAACAGAAATTTTTAGAATTAATAGATAAATTGATACAAAGCGTCGAAGGGGGAGCTCAAGTTATATTTATGAATCCAATGGTATTGTCAAGGTTGACGTCAATAGCGCGGGAATATATAAAGTATGAGACGAACGAATTTGGAACTCCGGTTCCTTTTTATAACGGCGTTCCGTTAAGAAGCGCGGGATATAGCGCCCAAGGAGAAATGATTTTAGATTTTAACGAGACTGTAGGGACTTCAAACGATTGTTCGTCGATATATGCCGTAAGATTTGGAGAGGCGGCGGATCTATCGGTGGCGACAAATATTGGAGTTGAAATAAAAGATTTAGGTTTGGTTGGCAATTATTATACGCATTCGGTTGACTTTGATATCGATTTAGTTTTGTTAAACCAAAAAAGCGCCGCAAGATTAAAAGGAATAAAATTGGCGAGTTAGCATATGCCATATATAACGCAAGAAATACTTATTAATTTTATTGATATAAAAGAGGTTATTAAATTAACCGACGATAATAACGACGGACAGATAGATTCGAGCGCTATGCAACAAGCGCTCGAATCGGCAGACGCCGAGATTGATTTGTATTTGAAGAATGTTTATCAAAATATCCCAAAGCCAACGGAAAATAAAATGCTTCAAAGCATAGCCGCAGATATTACAATGTATTATTTATATAAGCGGAGATTGGCAACTGAAATGCCTGAGAGCGTCGCGGAAATATATAATAATGCGATAAAAAAATTGAGACAGATTAGAGAAGGGCTGCTATCTATAGATATAGGGAGAATAGAACAATCGTTTAATATAAAAGAGAGCGCGAATAAAAGAATTTTCCCAAAAGAATTATTGGATAAATTGTAAATAAAAATGAAAGCGTCAAAAGATGCTTATGAAATAATAAAAAAATACGAGGGATTAAAGTTAAACTCATATAAATGTCCCGCCGGCGTTTGGACTATTGGATACGGACATACCGCGACAACGCGGGAAGGAATGAAAATTACGGAAAAGGAAGCGGAAAGACTTTTGGAAAAAGACGTCGAAGAGATTGAAAGAACGTTAAACGCTTGCATAAAAGTTTCCTTAACGCAAAATCAGTATGACGCATTGATATCGTTGGCTTACAATATTGGAGCAAGCAAATTATGCAAAAGTAAATTGATGCAATTGGTTAATATAAATAATTTCAAAGAAGCCGCGGAGGAGTTTCTAAAATTTAATAAGGCGCGAATAAATGGAGTTATGCAAGAATTGAAGGGACTTAATAATAGAAGAGAAGCCGAACGCAAATTATTTTTAGGCGAAAAATGAAAATAAGTCTTTATATATTGATAATTTTATCTTTAATAGGATGCTCGCAACATCCTGTTTTATTGCGGGATATTAAAGTTGATACGATAAAAATTGTTTCTCCGACAATAGAAGAAACTTTAGACGCAAAGCGAGAAAGCGACAGCTTAATATATGGAGAAAAAATAATAAAAAATGATACGGTTGTTATCGTAAAATATTATCCATACTCGCAAAAGATATATGTTAAAGCTAAACCAGATACGGTTAGGATAATTAAAATTGATACCGTCGCTATAACGAAATTAACCGATAAAACAAATTCGGATAAGAGATTATTGGAATGGATTACTATAATTTTTATTCTTGTTTTTATTTATCTAATTGTTAAGAAAATAGCATGATTAAGGAAATAAAAGAATATATTAAAAATACGCTTCAGGCTGAAATGAATGAAAAATTGCCGCTGAATTTAAGAATAGCGGTGGAAATACCGGGGAGCGTATCAAATTATGTTCTTACGCATCCGATAGGCGCATATCTTATTTTATATGAAGGCAGCGAATTTGTAAAAAGAGAACTGGTTAATTATATCGCGCAAGATCGGAACATGAAAATCCAAGTTTATATAATTTGTCGGCATAGAAATGAAATGACCCCTGAAGAATATATAGATTTCGCTATAAATTCTCTTACGGGGGCGGAAATTTCCGTCAATAAAAATGATAATAAAATTTATTGCTTGAAAGACGAATTTATAGGCGAAGAAAACGGCGTTTGGACTTATGTCGCTACTTTTATTGTTCCCGAAGAATTTTTTGAATCAAAAATAAATTAGAGGTAAAAATGACTGGCTTAAAATATTTATATATGTGCCAAGCTGGGAAATTGAAAAATAATCCGCCAGCTAATAGCGTTATTGTAACCGGCGTAAATAAAAGTAATTTGCTTTCTTTTAAAGATGACGAAATGCAAAAAACGATATTTGACCAAACTATGCAAAACCGCAAGCTTGTTAGAATTGAGGTTGAAGATTATGGCAGCGACGGTAATAGATTGCTTGCAGCTATTAATTATATAAGAACCAATGGATGCGACGCCGAAGTTGTAGACAAAGGTCAAACATGGGATTTTGCCGTAGGGAATGGGTATCAATTGGGGTTTGATTTTGAGTTTACTCTTACGGAAAAAGAAAGATATATAAAATATATTTTGGAGAGATCATTTGATCTTAGGGAAGCTTATTATATGTTTAACAATCTCGATGAAAATTCCCCTATATATGACAGTGTCCCCTCTGACTTTTTACAGTATTCAGTTCCAAGATGGAATTATTTATCTTTAATTATGAATTATCCACAAATACTTAATTCGTACAATATTATAAATTACAAGTTAAATATTAAAACGAATGGCATTAAAAATTTTAGGAAAATGACTATAAACCCATACATAGAAGTTACTTTTGATGTTGAATTTTTGATTAGTTTGTTTAATAATAACCTTTACGATAATTTTTTAATGAATAATACAAATTTTTTTAGTTTGGAGTTTAAAAATAAAGAAAAGGGTGGTAGAGAATTAAGATTTATATTTAACCATATTAACCCCGAAAGGGATTATAACATACAGCCAAAGGGGGATACTATAAAAATTACATTCAAGCGAAAATATAACCCTCACAATATAGGCGTAAATTTAGGCTCATCAGTAGATACAATTAGTTTCTAATAATAATTAAAATATCAAAAAAGGTGGAAAAATGGATATAACTATAACTGGAAATGAAATTATAGAATTTAATTTAGAAGAACAGCCGTCAGGCGAATTATATTTTGTGGTATATTTAGGAGAATTGGTCGTAAGAGTAATAAAGCAAACAAATGGGAGCATTATTTTAGAAAATCAGACAGCTAAAATTTATTATGATTATTATGATTTAATACAAAGAAAGAATGAGCTAATGAGCGTAGGAGCAAATCCAGAATTTAGATATCGCTTATTTGCAAAAAGAGAGAATAATATAGAATATTTATCGGAAGGCAGAATAACAATAAATTAAAAACAAAAGCGGATTAAGATGAAGAAATATAAGATAAATGGGAAGGAATATCAGTTTAAGGAAAAATACACGCTGAAGGAATGGGGAAAAATATTAAATATACTTTCAGGCGTGGATAAAAACAACGTTGAAAACGCCGTTATAATGTTTTTAATGAGCGATAAAATCGGGGAGCTGCTAAGCGTAATATTCGGCTGCGAGATAGGAGAATTGTACGAAGAGGATATGGGAAGCATTAATGAAGCGATACAGGATTTTTTTTTAAGAAGGAATTCGTTAATGAAAAGTATAGAGAGAAGTTCGAAAAAATCAACGAGGAACTAGAAAGATTGCGAGCAAGACTTGAGAGTTTAAGCGAAATAAGAATCGATTACTGGGAGCCGGAAATACAGGTCGATTATATGCTGTATAAGCTTGCAGATGGGGATATAAGCAAAGTTCCAATAATAGAAGAGCTTGATTTTGAAATGTGTTGCGCATGGTATTATATGATTAAATTGAAAGAAGTAAACGAGCTGAAAGCTATTGTGGCGGAATGGGAAAAGATAAGGGAAAAATGAAATTAATCTTTTGAATAATCGCGAAAAGGATCTGGCTTGCCAGCTGGGAAAATTTTAACGACAAGAATAAAACAAATAATAGCGATTAAAATTAAAAACAACAGTTTCATATTAATCTTTTTTAAGGCAAGATAAAAGATATTAAGCTTAAAGTCAATGGAAAATGTAATTAGCTTAAAGTTAACTATAGATGGCAAAGAAGCGTTAGCTGCAATCAATTTAACCGACAGCGAAATAAAAAATTTGGCTAAGACTGTCGGACAATTTCAAAACGAGAGTCAAAATTTATCGGAAAAGATAACGTCATATTTTGCAAACGCAAGGAATTTGTATCAGGGGCTAACTGAAACGATTGAATTTTTGCGGGGAACATTCGCCGCAAGCGTAAACGCATATATGGAACAAGACGCGGCTGCGGCAAAGCTAAATACTGCGTTGAAACAAACCGGGCAGTATACGGAAGAGAATGCGAAAAGGCTGATCGAATATTCGTCCGAATTGCAGCGGACGACAATATACGGGGACGAGCTGACGCAAACGATAATGGCTCAGTTGATAGCGATGGGACTTAGCGTGGAAGAGACGATTAGAGCTGCAAAACAGGCGACAAATCTTGCCGCTATAATGGGAACAGATTTGAATACGGCGGCTCGAGCAATAGCTGACGCGTTTAACGGAAACGCCGGAATGTTGAGCCGTTACATAAAAGGATTGGACGAGACGACAATAAAATCGAAAAACGTAAACGAAATATTATTGCTGCTTGAAAAAAGAATAGGGTCGCAAGCCGAAACGATTGGGAATACGGCTGCGGGACAAATCGCTAAATTTTCAAACGCTTTAGGAGATCTAAAAGAAAACGCGGGCAAACTAATAATCGACGCGCTGACGCCGCTTTTAAAGATAGCTACAGAAATTATTTCGAGCTTAAACGCTTTATCGCCGGCCGTAAGCGGAACTCTTGGAGTTGCCGCTTCGCTTGCAGCGGCTTTGATAACTTTAAGAACCGTGGGATTATTGCCGTCGATAGAAGCAGTCAAGGCGTTAGGACTTTCGTTTGTTTCCTTGAAATCGGCGCTTATAAGCAGCGGAATTGGAGCGGCGTTAGTAGGGTTGGGATTTGCGTTGGATTATTATATATCGCGCAAAACAAGAGCTCTTATGGATATAGAAACAAATGTCAACGAAGCGCGTTCCGCGGCTATGCAGGCTACAGATGAAGAAATACGACGGATGATTAAAAATTCGGAAGACGAGCTTAAA